GGTGTTCAGCCGATCAAAAGTCGGGGTAGACCAAGAAAATAAGGTAGATTATGAGTGATCCCATTACATCCCCATCATTAACTGGCTTTATTGCTTGGACAAGGGCTGTAATGGGCATTCCCACTACCGCTATTGCTGATAATGATGTCGGTTATCAGTATGCTTATCAGGTCGCATTAGACCTAGTTCCGCTTGATTTTTCAGTTACTTCACCAGATATTTATACTTTAACTGTGTATAACTTGGGTGGTAGCAATTTATTACAATGGCAACAAGATTTACCAGGTCAAACTTTCTTTTCTGATGCAAGATTGGCTTATGGCATGAATAACTTTGTTGCTGGTGTTATCAGTAATGCAGGGGATGTTTCTACTAATGAATCCCTGGCAGTCGGTTTAGGATTGCAAAATCTAGATTTGATTTCTTTGCAAGCGATTAAAAATCCTTATGGCAGACAAGCGATGGCATTTATGCAATCTCTTGGAACTCTCTGGGGGCTAACTTGATTCTCCATCTTGGGGTAATTGATGTCCCAGAGCCTGAAGGGAACACCACCTATGGGGTGGCTACAGAATTAGAAGAAAAATATGAATTATTTTCAGTTTTTGCCAGAGTCTATGAGAATAAAATCGTCAATGGACTTACAGAAAGCATGGCAGGGGCTTTAGAAACTATGATGCAAGGGGGTAAGGTCAAAGACCCTTTTGCCGATGCCACAAGCGAGATTGATGGCTATTTCAAGCACTTTTTAAGTTCTCAAGAAGCAGAGCAACAAGGCATACCTGGCACTCCAACCAAAGCTGCTTTAGAAGGTAAAAGCATTCGCTTTAAGGGTAGATTGACAGCTAAAGGCTATGTTAAAGGGAAAAGGGCTGGATTTACCAGAGTTACTGGAATTCGCAGACCTTCCTTTATTGATTCTGGAGTTTTACAGGCTTCTTTTAAATCTTGGGTTGATTAATGGCAAATGTATTTGAGACTTCAGGCGCAAAGCCACAATTGGCTTCTGGATTGGCAGAAGGGGTCAATACCCTATCTGGTAATGAACAAGTAACCTTTACTTTGTATGTAAAGCTGGTTTTGCCTTTAGATGGCTATGTTTTTTGGGTTAATGCAGCCCTTTTAACTGATACTGCTATTTATAATGCAGCGCAATATGATCGGCTGCTTTATGATAATTATAAAGGTCAAGTACCAGCTAGGACAATTACTGCCCAAGGATCATTCCATTTAGCCCAAGAATTGCATCAATTGGATGATAGGACTACTAATTACAACCATATTATTTTTACTTCCCTACAGCCAATTCAGGACTTTAATTTAATTAATCCTCAATTGATCTATGTTGCCACTTATCAAAATGTGCAATTTGCTTTTAGTCGTAGGGACAATTATTACAAACAAGCTGATCTTTACCATTATCGTGGCGATGCTTTGTACTCCATCATGGATACTCAGCTTGTTGATTCAATGACCGATTTTGATAGTTCTAGTGTGATTGTGTCTAATAGCCTTCCTATCTGGCTGGCACTTAATCAATACTTTCCTTTATATCCATCTTATTTAGTGGATCAAAATTTACCGCCACCTTATGCTGCGGTAGACATTATTTCTTCTAATACCGAAGCTATTGGTCAATTTCCAATAGTAAATAACATTGTCATTAATGGTGGATCAAGCCCTAGTACTCAAACAACAATCAATCAATTAGCAAGCGATACAGTTAAAATTTCCATCTATGGAATTCGCAATAATGAGGCTTTAAACTTTGCTAATTATGTGTTTCAATACAGCATGGATACCGATAATATTGGTATTCAAAATATGCCTATAATGCAAGATGAGAAAGTTACTCAACCTGAATTTGGCATTATTGCAATGAAGAAAAGTATCACCTTTAAAGTCAGTTATTACCAAAATACAGTTAATGATGTGGCTTTAAAGTTAATTAAGTCAGTTTTTGTAAGTTACAACCCAACCCAACCCTAAGTGTAAAAAAGGAGTTATCAAATGGCAATTACCTCAAACCCAGCAGTTGTAAATGGCGCAGCTATTACAGCCCAAGGTATCAATTCTTTCCTCAACATTTCTGCTGCTACAGCAATCAAATCAAGCAAAGGTCGCATTGCTAAAGTCAATGTTACTACTGGTGGTTCTACAAATGGCTCAATTTATGACCATGCTACTACCTCTGGTACAGGCGCAGCTAACTTAGTTGCTTCTATCCCTGATGTTATAGGTTCTTACACTATTGATTTCCCATGCGCTAATGGGATTGTGATTGTTCCTGGTACTGGAATGGTTGTTTCTGTCAGCTTTAATTAATTAGGGGTCTATTATGACAACTCAAATTGTTACAGTTAATGTAACTCAAACCCTTGCTCCAGCACCCAATACTCTGCAAAGAACTGGTGCTTTGGTTAGCCAAGGTGCGACTACATTAGCTACTGGTACTACCGCACTTTTAACTCAATTTGCGGATTTAAGTTCTATTTTGAATGGTGCAATTACTACTTCTTCTATTAACTGGGCAACTGGTGTAGTTACTGTAGTTACTTCAGCACCTCATGGAATTCCTATTAGTGATACTGTTCCAGGCATTATTGCTGGTGTTGTTCCTACTGCCTACAATGGTACTTTCCAAGTTACTTCTACTGGTGCTTCTACATTTACTTATCCTTTGGCAAGTAATCCTGGTACTGTTACAACTCAAGGTGCTTTTACTCTTGAATCTGTACAAGAATTGGTTGCTATGGCAACTACTTATTTTGCACAAGGTTCAGCCAATGCAATTTATGTTCTTGAATTGGGAGCAGGTACAGGCGCACAAGGTGTTACAGCATTAAATAGCTACATTGTTGCTAACCCACAAAAGTTTTATGCTTATGCAGTTACTTATGAGATGTCATCTGATTCCTCATTCTTAACTTTTGCTAAAAACTATGAATCCACCACTTCTCAAGTTTATTTCTGGGTAAAAGAAGTAATTGGTACTTATGGTGTATTTAAAAATGTTAAATCTGTAGTTTCAATGTTGCAAGATACAACTGCTCCAGTAACCGAGTGGACTCCTGCTGCAATGCTCTACAATGCCTTAAATTACAACCCAAGCGACACCAATAAAGTTGCTCCAATGGCTTTCCAATACATTTCAGGAGTAACAGCATTTACTGGTACTGTTGCACAATGTCAATTGTTAAAAACTGCTAATGTGAACTATGTTGGTACAGGCGCAGAAGGTGGCATTAGTAATACTCTGGTTCTTTGGGGTGTAACTGCTGATGGTCAAGACTATACTTACTGGTATTCAGTAGATTGGGTACAGATCAACATTAACTTGTTTATCTCCAATGCAATCATTAATGGTTCTAATAATCCAATTAATCCTTTGTACTATAACCAAGCTGGTATTAATCGCTTGCAAAAAGTAGCCCAAGGCACTATGAATAGTGGTGTTGCTTATGGATTGGTTCTGTCTCCTGTAACTGTAAATGCAGTTCCATTTACTACTTATGTAGCAGATAACCCAAGTGACTATGCTATTGGTAAATATGCAGGTCTTTCTGTAACTTATACACCAGCGAGAGGATTCATTCAAATTGTATTTAATGTGAATGTTTCTAGCTTTGCTTTAGCATAAAGGAATAAATCATGGCAGCCCCATTAATTCAACAAGGCACATTAAATAGACTGCGTGGTTCAGTAGTCTATGCCGAAAATGCAACACTCAATGTAACAGCCCCATATTTGGCTAGGGAAGCTATTAGTATCGCTTTTGAAGGCGATGCAGGTATGCTCATCCCAACCTTAACTGGTGGTGTTACTTCTCCAGAACCCTATCAAATGGCAACTGTAACCATTAATTTGCTTAAAAGTCAGGCATTAGCTAATGCTTATAAAACGCAAATTGAAACCAATGTGAATGTAGGTGATATATCGGTTATCGCTGATTCGGCAACTTTGTCGGATTATCAAATCGGTAATTGTGTTCTCAAAGGTGTTCGGGATGTTACTTATGATGGNAATGTNCCNGGTTTTGTAGTCACATTAACTGGTNTATANCAAGTTAACGCAGCACTTTGGAGTCTATAANTAGATGAAAATTAATCGAGCCTTGAACTTAGTAATTCCGATTGAATCGGAAAAAGGACAGCTATATGTTCACAGCACACCAATCTCAAGAGATATTTTTGAGCAATATTTTTTGGTAATTTCCAAAACTTTTGCTGCAATCTTTTCTCAAGGGCTTGGTGCGATTTGCGGATCAAGAATAGCCTATTTGATGCTTAAACAAACAGCAGAAGATATGGGTATTTGGAATGGAGTTTCTGGGGTCAGGGCTGGATTAGTGAATGAAATAGTTAGACTTTCAAATGTAATGATGCCATCCACAAAAGGCTGGAAAAGTATTCCTTTATATACCGCTATTGAAAAAGGTACTTTTGATAGCGAAACAATCGCAGAAATTGAAGGCGAACTCATTTTTTTTACTTGTGTGTCTATGATAAACAAGAAGAATCAAATTCAAAGCATCATGGACACAGTCAATGGCTTATGGGGATCGCAAACAACATCATTAAATTCTATGGAGTTTCAGAATTCCTTGATGACATCGACAGAGGTCGAGAATTCTGGAGAGATGGAGACCACATCGTCTCTGCCTGTTTAGATTATGTAAGTGTTGAAGGATTTTCCAAGTTTTTTGAGGATGTAGATATAGAATATAAGTCAAGCGCACATGAGTTTCGCCAAAGACATATTTTGAGAGCATTAGGAAGAAACAATGGCTACTAAAAGTGTAATTGACATTGATATTAATGATGAGAAATTCAAAGAGTTCCAAAGACTCTTTGAAAAGTATCAGCAATCCCTTGTCAAAATGCCAAATCAATGGGGAAAAATAAATAAAGAAGTTGGTTCTTTACAGGGCAATTTCAATAAAATCCAACACGCTTTGGATACTATTGCTTCCAGATTAGATAAAAATTACAAGACTTTACAAAATACAGATCAAGTAGTTAATAAGACTGAAAAGCATTGGCAGAATATTGGAAAGTCTGCTGCATCTATTACCAAAAATGTTACCGCTACTACTTGGAATCTTTTGAAATGGGGTAGTGTTACTACTGCTTTTGGTTTATTAGGTGCTGCTGGTGGTCTATTTGGTATTGGCTCATTAGCTGGCTCTGCAAATGATACTAGAAGGCAATCTCAAGGATTGGGAGTATCGGCAGGAGAATTAAAAGCTGCTCAAATTAATTTTCAAAGAGTTGCCGATGTTAATTCGGTTTTGGGAAATGTTGCAGCAGCGCAAACTGATGTTCAAAAACAATGGGCTTTCCAGGCTGCTAATGTTAATCCCAATCAAAATGTAGCCCAATTATTACCACAATTGCTTAGAAGGGCTGCTGAAGTATACAAAGCTGGCGAACCTGCTACTGCTCAACAAAGATTGGAAGTAAGTGGATTATCTGCTTTAGGCATTGATGTTGAAACTGCTCGAAGAATGGCATCTTTGCGAAAAGGTGAAATGGATGATATTGAGAGAAAATACAATGCCGATACCAAATCTTTAGCCCTTACTGATGCTTTATTAAGAAGATGGCAAGACTTAGATGTTCAATTAGGTAGATCAAAGCAAAAAATTGAAAATGTATTTCTGACAGGATTGGAAGGTTTAGTCACTCCATTAGAAAAGCTGTCTGATTCATTTTCTAATGCGGTTAAAGTTTTCCTTGAAAGCCCAGCAATTAAAAATTGGATTACTGATGTTGCAAGTCATCTTGAGGGTTGGGCTAAAGATATGACCAAGCCAGAATTTCAAGATGCTGTTAAAAAATTCGCTTCTCAAGTTGTTACTATTGGAGAAGCTGCTGTCAAATTAGCTGAAGCTGTTCTTTGGTTAGCCGATAAGATTAAAGAGCCATTCAATCCTGATCCTAGTCATAATATTGTTATGACACCAGAAGAAGCCAAGAAAAAAGGTGCAATACCTTTTGAGCCTTCTAGAGAAGGTATGAAAGAAGGATTCAAGGCTTGGTGGAATAATTTAAGTGGTGTAAACCCTGAATTAGCCAATGCAGTACAAGCTGCTGGTTTGCCTGTCATTAGCGGAAAAAGAGATGAAAATTGGGCTAAAAAGCATGGAATTTTAAATCCTGCTGATGGCAAATATTACACAAAACCAAATGGTCAAGGCAATCCAGTTGCTATGGAAAATAGCAAACACCTTACTGGAGAAGCAGTTGATATTGCAAATCCAGAAAAATATTCTGATGAATATTTAGCGCAATATGGTCTTTATAGAAGATTGGGAACTAAAGACCCAGGGCATATTGAATTAAAACAAAAACTAGAAAGCGAATCTTCTAACAATAAAGGCTCTGGAGTTCCACAAGCCCCAAGTGCTCCAACATCCAATACTTCAAGCACATTAGGCTCTTTAAATTGGAATCCAACTCCAATTGCTTTAAGCATTAATACCACTAAAATACCAGGTCAAGACACCAATGTAGATATGCTAAAAGCTGGTGGATATTACACAAGTATAGGACTTAGATAATGGCAACAAGTGTAGGTCAATCAATTTATCAAGTAGCTTATGAAATATCGCCAATTATTTTGTCGAATGGAATTGCTACATTTGTTCCAGGTAATTTATTGCCAATCATTGCTATTACTGAAGCAGCCAATTTTGGATTTTCTTTATTAAATGGTCAAAATCCTTTAAACCTAAATAACTTTTTTGGGCATTTTAGACCTTTGCCTGGTGCTACCTTAGTAGACAATGAAATTGCAATGTATCCTTTTGCAAATCAATCTTATGCTGCTAATGCTGTTATTGCCAAGCCATTAAAGATTTCTATGTTGATGAACTGCCCTGCCAATGTGAATGGTGGATATGTATCCAAAATGATTACCTTTACTGCGCTACAAGCTGCGCTTCAATCGCATATTCAACAAGGTGGCACTTTTATTGTAGCTACACCTTCTTATGTTTATTTGAATTGTATCCTTACTAATTTGACTGATGTATCAAGACCTGATAGCCAACAACCTCAAAATGCTTGGCAATTTGATTTTGTACAACCTTTGGTATCTCAAGCCCCTCAAAATACTCTAGGTGCATTGATGAATTCTTTTCAATCTGGTACACCATTAGCGAGTTAATATGTCAAATAATCTATGGTCTGGTGTCAATAGTGTTATTGGAAATAATAATTCCATTACAACCCCTTTATATGGTGGTTCTTTAAATACTCAGGGTGCAGCATCTACTTATTCTATAAGTCAAAATATTGCCCCAGTTGCAACCAATGTCATTCAATTTACCCCTGCAAATAATTCTAATTTTCAATTTCAAGCTACTTTTGATGGTGCTTCTTACAATGTAATTGTGACTTGGAATATTTATGGGGAAAGATATTATGTCAATATTTATGATTTGAATAATACTTTAATTGTTGCATTGCCTTTAATTGGTTCTCCATTAAATTACAATATTTCATTAACTGCTGGTTACTTTACAACCCAATTAGTTTATAGAGTTGCAAACAATCAATTTGAGATTATCTAATGAGAAGGTATGAAATTAAGATTACCGATCAAGATGGGAATCCAAAGGTAATCAATGGGTCAGATGGAAAACCCATTTTTAATGGTACTTTTACCAGCTATGGCACTAATGGAAGTGTTTTTGGCGCATTTACAGGCACACAAAGCACCATTACAGGGGCTTTAAATGTTGAATGGGATTTGCCAGTTTCCACTTTTAATTCTCCTTTAGGGGGAGCATCTTTAAGAGTTTATGGTGTAGGGCTTCCTTTGTTGGCTCAAGCAGCCAATTTTAATCCTAGTGTTGATGGCACTAAATATTGCAATATTGTTATTTCTGGTGGAATGGCAAAGGGACTTCCTTTAGCTAATCCAGAGCAATATGGGGTTTTGATGACTTCTCGAATTCAACAAGCCTTTGGTAATTGGCAGGGAACTTCGCAAACTTTAGACTTTATTATGGTTTTGCCTACTGGCAGCAAAGAAACTCCATTGAACTTTAGTTTTAGTTGTGACAATAATGCTCCTTTAGCACCTGCAATTGAAAATACTTTAAAAAATGTATTTTCAAATGCCTCTGCTGTTAATATCAACATTAGTTCAAAATTAGTTTCTCCAGAACCCATTAAACAACAAAACTTTACTTTAGAAACATTTTCTAAATTTTTAAATGAAAGAAGTAGAAGTATTATTGGTGGAACTACTTATCCAGGTATTCAAGTGTCTTTTGTTGACAATATTATTAATGTCTATGATTACACCACTCCACCAACTTCTAAGCCTATACAAATTCAATTTACTGATTTAATTGGACAGCCCACTTGGATTGCGCCTTATACATTGACTTTTAAAACTGTCATGCGATATGACCTTAAAGTAGGGGGTCAAATCTTAATGCCACAACAATCGGCAACCAAAGGTCTTATTTTAACTTTACCTCAGACTCAGTCTCAATTTAAAACTACCTCAAATTTCAAGGGTACTTTTAATATTCAAAGTGTTAGACATATTGGAATATTTAGGCAGGGTGATGCAAATAGCTGGGTTACAGTAATACAAGCGTATGTACCACCAAATTCTACTACTTCAACCTTTGGAACTTTCCACGCATAATGTCCTCTATAGATCAAAAAATATCATTTGCCCAATCTATTAATCTTTTTGCAGATAGAAAGATTAATGATGCTTTGCAAGGATATAGTCAATCTTTTCCTTGTTATGTAACATCGGTCAATGGTTCTATTGTTACTGTCAAATTTGATGTCAATGTTCCAGATGGAATTACCCTTCCTGAAGTAACTTGCCCTGTAGCTGGATCAGAATACATTAGATACCCTATTCAGCCAGGCTGTAAGGGATATTGCATTCCTGCTGATGTCAGTCTTAGAAAGGCTTCTGGACTGGGTACTGGAACTCCTGATTTAAGCGATCCAGGCAATTTGACAGCTTTAGTATTTTTCCCTTTTGGTAATACCGCTTTTTTTGCGGTTAATGGCGAATACCTATTTATGTATGGGGAAACTGG